CCTCGGTACATCGGCGTCGTTCCCGCGACAGCGGGATCCGCCGATGACGTTCGTGACTGCATTGCCGGATTGATATCGGAAAATACAGTCTTCGTCTAGACCTGCACGTTGATTTAGCCAGTACTGTGTTAAGAGTACGGCGTGATCTTCGGCAGTCTCGGTATCACTAACGCTTGAAAGATAACGGAACCGGTACTCGCCAGACCTAGTGGAATAAAACCCACGGGGCTTGGTAAGGCGGAATCCAGAATCTCCATACGAAGGTGGTACAAAGCAGGGATTCTTCACAGAATTCCTAAGGAAAGCACGAAGTGACGAAAAGAGCTTATCAAAAGCCTCGTTACTATCGTACTCCTTTAGACGATTATGATAAGAATACGACGCTTCCTTCGAAGCGAGGGATTCTATCAAACGAACCGGCTTTATACTAACGCCATTCCAGAAATAACCACCGCAGGATTCACGAAAGTAAGACGTTGAAAAACTCTTCGCCTCATTTACTGAAAATCCAGCGTAGGAACATAACTGGGAATAACGCTCGTATAAAACTGTTGGGATTATGACGTCATCTCCGAAAACGGATATCTCGGACGCGTCACAGTTCTGTTCTTCAGCTACGGCTCGCGCCAGTGCCCAGAAGATCAACGACTCTAGCTCGAAAGTGAAGCCATTCCCCATGGAGGAGAATTTCTCATATTCTAGCAAAGAGCCGTCCAACATACCGCGTGGAGACCTTAACACATCGAGGACTTCAAACCAATTCCATGGTAAGAGGTCCATCACAAGACGATATGAGATCGTGTCGCTGGCGGAAGAGAAATCAACCGTAGCTAACGAACCAGAAAAAGAACCGGAGCGACTTAGCTCCTGATTTCGCACTTGTGTGTTAAGATCGATTCCCCATTTCTTCAAACGCTTACGAATCATCGCTCCGACCCCCTTTTGGAAAAAGAGGTTCAAGCTAGGTTCGACCGCAATAACGCGGTCCGTTTTTGCGTTTTTAGGAACGGTTATTACTCGATTACCCTCATATACCCTCGGCTTCACACTCCAGTACGGAGAAGAAGCGTCACAGAGCAATTTGGACAAAAGGTAAAATTTGGGTGTCACTTCGCCATCGTGGCGAAATTTCTTAAAGAGCGTGTTATTACCCGATCGTAGAGATAGAGTAACTCCAGGACCCCACCCGCTTAAGTTTACCAACTCACCCGCGTCGAAGACGCCAAGGACATTTGCGATTTTTCTACTAGCGGCCCATAAGAGGCCGTCGTAGTCGGGATTACCCCGAAGCAAACGATCATTGGTTTCTTGACAACTTGCTTCAGCCTTTAGAAATCCGTCGAGAGCTACACGGTTTTTATCGATACT